TTGTTGACCCAACGCCTGGTGTTTGAGTTGTGTCAGCGTGCCGGTGTGGATGCCCGAGCCCTCTACGAGGAAACCCGTAACAGTTTCTAGGAGGTATTGACCGACGATGATGCCGTGGGAAAGCCAGCAACCTGGCCCGCCGCGGCCCGCCCCGCCGCCACCCGGCCCGGTGGCACCCCCGGCACCCCAGCAGATGCAGTACGACGTTGAGCAGGCACCGGGTTACACCTACGCGCACGCACCTGTGCCGGCCTACCAGCCGCCGCAGAACCTTCCCCCGGCTGCGCCGGCTGCACCACCGGGAATCGACCTAGGTGCGCTCATCAAAGAAGCGGTCAACACCGCTGTTCAGCAGAACAAAGACGCCTTGATCGCTAGCGGCCAGAAGGCAATCGCCAAAGCTGCCAGCGGCGAAAAGGTATCAGTCAAGCACGCTGGCTCTGCCGCCGACAGCAGCGAAGTGGAAGATAACTTCGATTTCGGTCCCAGCAGTAAGAGGACTCTGCTGCAGGGTCTGGCTGTGGATTTAGGTTTTGCAGCAATGGCGGTGCTGGGTACCGCAACGGCGGGAGGTGATTTCGACATCACCGACGCGGAGCAGTGGACGATTTTGGGCGCGATGCTAGTCAAGACGGTTCTGCAGACCGGAATGTCATATGTCATGCGGCTCCGTGTAGACTAGGGGAATGAAAACCTGCAAGACGTGCGGAGTTAGCAAGCCGTTGAGTTCGTTCTACGGCAAGAAGTATCTGAACCCGCACTGCAAAGCCTGCATTTCAGCTAAGGCAAAGCAGGAGTACCCCAAGTTGCCCGAATGCGTTGCCGAGGGCTGCTCAAGGAAGGCGCGTGGCCGCTCCAGCGAAGGGCTGCTGGTGTGCCGAAGCCATCAAAGAAATGGCGTTGAAAGCGCGGTGCAAATCAGGCGATCCGCGGATCAAATTATGTTCCGCAACGAGGCAGGCGAAAAGCATTGCAACCGTTGCGATTCATGGCTTCCTGAGTCAGGCTTTTTAGCGCACAGGAACAGACCCGATGGTTTGCAGTGCTACTGCACACGTTGCCTGTCGGATCAGCCGCACAACTTATCCGGCACTCGCCGGAGAGAGTTGCTAGCCCTGCAGGGTGGTCGGTGCGCGGGACCGGGATGCGCGGTGGAGTTTGACGTCCACGGTGGCCCTTCTGTCACCTACCGCATTGACCATGACCACAACTGCTGTCCAGGCAGTAAGTCGTGTGGGCGGTGTATCCGTTCATTGCTTTGCCAAGGCTGCAATGCGTTCGCCCGCAACACAGAAAAACACCTAGAGTGGGCAGCTTTTCTGCTTGGCCCGACCGACAACCGAGAGCCTTTGTTGAAACTCTTGGCCGAAATCACGGCCAAGCTGGAGGAATCCACCTGATGTAGCTGGGATCAACGGGGCCTGACATGAAGGAAATTCACCCATGGTTAGGAACCGTAAAGTTGAGCGTGAGCCTTTGCGCTGGACACCGACCCGATTCGCCTTCGCAACTTTCGCCGCTTCTGGTGTGTGGTTCATCGCATGGAAGCTTCTTGACATGTATGCCATATGAGCGGCCTGATTACGCGGATCAAAGAGTTCCTGTTCGCCGCCCCGGAGAAGGATCACGTCGAAACACTGGCGGAGCGCCGCCAACGATGGTTTGAGAACATCATGGCGATCATCATGGCTGTGGCCGCGATCTCCGCGACGTGGGCCTCGTTTGAGGCTTCCCGTTGGGGCGGTAAGGGTTCCGGCATGGTGTCGGAGTCCAATGTGTTGCGTGCCGATTCAGCGCGGTGGGCTGCCCGCGGCGCGGAGCAAACATCCGTTGATGCGTCGGTGTGGATTGAGTGGCAGAAAGCGATCCTCCTGGGCCGGGATGACTTCGCAGCGTTCATCGTTGAACGTTTCTCCCCGGAGTTAGACGAGGCGCAGGGAACGTGGTTGGGTGTTGTTGACCCCGCTGACGGGAAACTGCCGAAAGGCACCCCGATGGGGTTGGATTCGTATATCCCTCCGGGGCAGGAGAAGTCCGAGCGGTTCGCGGCGAAGGCGGAGGAATTGCTGGCCGAGTCCAGCATCTACAGCTCGGTGTCGGGCAAGTACACGATGCTGACGATCATGTTCGCGCTGGTGTTGTTCTTTGGGAGTGTGGCGACGAAGTTCACCGGCCCGAAGATCCAGTTGGCGTTGGGGTCGTTGGCGTTGGCGTTGTTGTTGTCGGCGTTCGTCAGGATGCTGCTGCTGCCGATCATCTGATCAGGGAACAGGAGGTGTTGGGAGTGGACGAGTCAGGTTTGCTCCCCGCGCCACCGAACATAGAAGGACCGACTTGGCGGAAGACCCTTGACGGGTCGTGGTTCATCCCGGAACGCACGTTGGGGTGGCAGATCCTGAACTGGTGGGCTAATTACCTGCGTTCCCCGGACGGGGAGGGGTTTTTCCTTCCCACGTTGGAGCAGACACGGTTCGCTCTGCACTTGTACGCGGTGAACGAGGACGGCACGTACACGTATCCTTCTGCGACTCTTCGGCGCTGCAAGGGGTGGGGTAAGAACCCTTTTTCCGCGGCTATCGCTTTGGCGGAGCTGTGCGGGCCGGTGTCGTTCAGCCACTTCGATTTGCGGGGCGAGCCGGTTGGTAAGGAGCGGTTCGCGGCGTGGGTGACCGCCGTGGCGTGTTCCCATGACCAGACCCGGAACTTGTTCAGCATGTTCCCGGTGCTGATCACCGACAAGTTGCGCCAGCAGTACAAGCTCGAGGTGTGCAAAACCATCATTTACAGCGGCGCCGGCGGCCGGATCGAGTCATGCACGGCCAGTGCGACGTCGCTGGAAGGTAACCGGCCCACGTTTGTCATTCAGGACGAGACGCAGCTGTGGCAGGAGTCCAACGGCGGGCATGCGTTGGCGAACGCGATCAGCGGGAACGTGACGAAGGTTCACGGGTCCAGGAAGTTGTCGTTGTGTAACGCCCACATCCCCGGTGAGGATTCGGTGGCCGAGCGGGACTACGACGCTTTCCAGTTGGTGAAGGCTGGCCAGGCCTTCGATGTTGGTGTGTTGTACGACTCGTTGGAGGCCCCGGCGGACACACCGGTTTCGGAGATCCCGTCACTGAAGGACGACCCGCAGGGCTACGAGTTGGGTGTGGCGAAGCTGCGGGAGGGCATTGAGGTCGCCCGCGGCGATTCGGTGTGGCTCCCGGTGGACGAGATCCTTGACGCTGTGATGGATGTGCGGAACCCGGTGACCGAGTCCCGCCGCAAGCATCTGAATCAGTTGAACGCCGCGGAGGATTCGTGGATCGCCCCGTATGAGTGGGACGCGGTTGCCGACCCGGCCGCTGTCCTAGCCAAGGGTGAACGGGTCACGTTGGGGTTCGACGGGTCGAAGTCCGGGGACTGGTCGGCGTTGGTGGCGTGCCGCATCGACGACGGGTGCCTGTTTTTGATCAAGGCGTGGAACCCGGAGGTGTACGGCGGTGAAGTTCCCCGCACCGATGTGGACGCGGTGGTCCGCTCCTGCTTCGAACGGTTCGATGTGGTGGCGTTCCGCGCTGATGTTCACATGTTCGAAAGCTATGTGGATGCGTGGGGCCGGGACTTCAAACGGGTGCTGAAGGTCAACGCGTCCCCGGGGAACCCGGTGGCGTTCGATATGCGCGGCCAGGTGAAGAAACGGTTCGCGTTGGACTGCGAACGGTTCCTCGACGCTGTTTTGGAGCGGGAGATGACCCACGACGGGAACCCGGTTTTACGTCAGCATGTGTTGAACGCCCGCCGCAACCCGACGAACTTCGATGCGGTGACTATCCGTAAGGCGTCAAAGGATTCGTCGAAGAAGATCGACGCCGCGGTGTGCGGGGTTTTAGCTTTCGGTGCCCGCCAGGAGTACCTGATGTCGAGGAAAGCTAGAAGCAGAAGGGTGTCGGTCATCAAGTGACCTCTTCCGGGGTGATTGCCGACTACAGAGAGAGTTAACGCCAGTGGCTGACATTGAGGACATGCGTGAGGCGCTTCTGAGTGTTTTCGAAGCCACGCAAACCCCTTT